TACAAGAATTGAAGCAGAAGATATGATAAATGTTCTAAGAGATATAAGTTTAAGAAACCTCTCAATACTAAGAGATAAAAAAACACAAGATTTCATAACAGGTGCATGATGAAAGAACATGACTATAAGAAATTCCCTGAATTAACAAATACTCAGTTAGAAGAATTTGGATTTACTTCTCCTCATAAACAAATAACAGAAGATTTCTATGCAGAAGTTATAAAAGTGCATGATGGTGATACAATAACTCTAAGAGTAGATTTCAGAGATTTTGATTTCCCTTTAAGATTCTTAGGTATAGATGCTCCAGAGATGAACGCAGGTGGAGAACAAGCTAGAGATTGGCTAATAGGTCAAATACTTGGTGAAGAAGTAAAGATAACAATTGATTCAGATAATAGAGTAGGTAAATATGGAAGATTATTAGGTAGAGTCATATCAAGAGGATTAGATATGGGCGATACTGAATTAAGATTAGGATTAGCAAAAGAATTCGGAGCAAAGAATGAGGGAGAAATTCCTGATGTATATAAAGATATGAGTGTAAGCAAATGGTTTTAAATATAAATGGTGGATTATTCAAAGATAATGGATTATTTAAAGCTAGTCCTGAAGATGGTCAAGTAGATTCAGCCGCAGGATTAAGAAAAGTCCCTATAACTCCAACAGATACAATATTAACATCCCCTTTAGATAATGAATTAAATATTTTAGATCTTCAACAAGCAACTGCAATAACACCAGTAACTTATTCAGGTTCAAGAACTGATGTATTTAGTGATGCAGATGGTTTTGTAGATTCAGTAGATACTGGAAATACAACTGCAAAATTTGATACTGATAAATATTTGAATGACCCTTCTTTTTCTGATGCAACACTATATCAGAGTTCTGGAATAAGTCATGATGATTTTTCCCTGGTAAAAACATGGACATTACCAGATGTTTTAATAGAACAAGTAAGAAATTACTTAGATGGAGATGACCCTGGTGAAACTTATTATTGTAAAATTATTTTTAAATATACAGATACAACAACTGCATCTGTAACAAAGAGCCAATTTTTGGGTAGTGGAGATTATAAAATATATACAAATCCTAATCCAACTAAAACAATCGCAACAATAGAAGCATGGTTATCAGCAGATGATTCAAATGATGAAACATATATTAATGAAAGCTCATTTACAGGTATACCTTCTGATTTTATAATCCAATCAAATGTATTAACAATAGGGACAGGTGCTCAGAATTTTCAAGTAATAGCTTATAGAAATGCCACAACAGGAACAGGAACTATAACAGCAGATATAAGTTTTGATAATGGAGCACATTATATAACTGTAGAATTAGAAACTAATACTGAAATAATCAATAGAGGAACTCAATTAATAATAAAGATAAAACTAAATGCTGGAGCAAGTGAAGGAGAAGCTTCATGTAAAGGATATGGAGTATCATTCTGGGGTGCAGGATAATGGAAAACATAACATCTAAGAAAGATTGGTATAAACCAGAAACAAGTAAGAAATTACCAAGCATACTTAAAGACATTTATGATAAAATAGAAATTATTGATAAAAGATTAACAATATTGGAGAAGAAATAAAATGCCAGAAACAGATATAGGAAGTGCAATAGCAAGTGATTTAACTAATGCAGTAACTGATTACTCAGTAGATTCTCAAAGTACAGATGGTTCAGGTGATCAGAAAGAAACAACTTATCAAAATACAAGTTGGACACAAAACTTAGGATATTATAAATCAATACCTGAATTAAAGATAGCAGTAGATACAAAAGCTAATTGGGTTGTAGGTAATGGTTTTGAAGCTGATGATGAAACAACATTACTTTTAGATACTATTAAAGGAAATGGTAAAGACTCATTTAATACTATTCTTGAAAACATGGAAAGGACTTCTTATGTAGGTGAAGATGCCTATGCAGAAGTAATAAGAGATAAAGAAGGTATATTAATAAATCTAAAACCTTTAACACCTGATTCAATTGTAGTAGTTCAAAATAAACAAGGTAGAGTAAAAAGATATGAGCAAGTAAGTAGAGTAAAAGGAAAAGCTAATAAGAAATTTAAACCTGAAGATATATTCGTTCTAAGTCATAATAGAGTAGCTGATGAAATACATGGCATAAGTATTATTCCAGCAGTTGAATGGGTTATACTAGCAAGAAATGAAGCTATGAGAGATTGGAAAAGAGTTCTACATAGAAACGTTGCACCTAAAATCATATGGCATTTAGATACAGATGATGAAGCAAAGATTGCAGCCTTTAAAACTAAAACTGATGCAGCTAATGAAAACTCAGAAAACCTTTATATTCCAAAAGGTGCAGTAGTACCTGAAATTGTTTCAGTTGCTAATAACGCTACATTAAATCCTATAACATGGATTAACCAACTTAATGATTACTTCTTTCAAGCAGTAGGAGTACCTCAAATTATAATAGGTAATGCTAAAGAATTTACAGATGCAAGTGGTAAGATTGTCTATTTAGCTTTTGAACAAAGAATAAAGGGAAGACAATTATATGTAGAAGAACAAGTCTTAAATCAATTAAACATAGAGATTAAATTAACATTCCCAGCAAGTCTTCAAAATGAAGCAATAAGTGATAGTCCATCAGAAGTAGATATGGTAGAAGAAGAACCAATGGAAGAAGCACAACAACCAAATGATACTAAAGAAGAACTAGAGGGGAAAGCATAATGGCAGGGATATACAGAAATCAAGATAGTCAAGGAAATTCAACAAAAAAGAAAAAAGAAGAACCTAAAACTAAAAGTTCATCATCAAAACCAAGACCTGGTTCTATTGCAGAATATGTAGCACAAGGTGGAGCATTACCTGGAGCTAAAGGATTTGATGTAGAAGCAGTAAAAAAAGATGTGGCAAGAAGAAAATCAAGTAGTTCTAAATCAAGTTATAAACCACCAATTGGTGCAAGTGCAATCAGTGCATTTGAAGCAGGATTACCTGAAGGAGATCCAACAATTAATAAAAACATTTTTGACCCTAATGCAAATATAACACTTAAAGAAGGATTTAAAATGATAACAGATAACAAATATATAAGAGCAATACAAGATTTTGTAGATGCAAGTGGAGCTAGAGAAGCAAGAGAAAAAAGAGCAAGAGGAGAATTATTATCTCCAGAAGAAGAAAGAGCAGCTAATGATATTTCAGGAAGACTTATATTTGGATCAGGTGGAACTGTTACATTAACAGCATCTACATTTTCAAAACTTAATACAGCTGGAGTAAAACATATTGTAGGTAAAGCTCCAGGACTAATAACTAATAACATTCCAGTAAATACAAAAACAATCAAATTAACAACTAAAATTATTGCAAAAGCATTCAGTAAGAAAGCTGTAGCATTTTATGGAGCTTGGATGGCTTCAGTAGGTATGGGAATTTGGGCTAATGCAGAAGCACCTGAAGGAATAATCTTCCCAACAACTAAGTTTTTAATTCCAGAAGCTCAAAGAACTGGAGATTGGACAGAAGTTAATGCGGCAAATGAATTAGCAGCTGAAGCTTCTGATATGAATATATGGGAAAAGATAATATCTTGGTCACCAGCAGGAGTAATTCCTGGAGCAATAAATAAACTTAAAGGAAATGCTGAAGGAGTTAAGATTCTAACAAAATATACAAATGACCAACAAATAAAACAAGAAACAGGACAAACTGAAGCTGAGTATTGGAAACAAAGAAATATAGAACAAGCTGAGCAAGAGAAAAATGCAGTTGATTATTATAATGAACAAAGAAAATTACAGGTAAAATGGGAACAAGATGCCTATAATGCTTCAAGAAAAGCACAAAGAAAAGAAGATAGAAAAGCCTATGAAGCTGAAGCTGAGTATTGGGCTAAACAAAAAGAACTAGAAAGAGAAAAAGCAGAAGCTGATAGAATAGCTATAGCAGAGTATTGGTTAGAATATAGGAAATTAGCTCAAAAGATTTCAGATGATAACAGACCATCTGCTCTAAACTTCGGATTAATATGATAACATGGATATTTATATTCACATTCATATGTTTTATATATGAATTTTGTAAGGAGGAAAATGAAAATGAATAAAAAGATAGAAGGAAAAGAAGCACCACCAGAAGACAATAGTGCAAAAGATGAAAACATTGAAACTGAGGAAGTAAAGTCTAACACAATGATAGATAGAGCTAATGCAGCTGCACAAAGAATGGAAGATGCTAATACAGAATTAAGTAAATTACTAGCTAAACAAGAATCTATGAAAGTAGAAGAAACATTAGGTGGAACTACTGAAGCAGGAAAACAAGAGAAAAGTAAAGAAGAATTAGAAACAGAATCTGCTAAGAAAATGCTTGAAGGAACTGGTTATGAAGATTTATTTGAACCACCAAAGGAAGAAAAGAAATAAAAGGTTCAATCGTCAAAGTTCAGCCGCTATGCTTTCCCTTCACTTGGGACTCAAGATAATGCGATATGTGATAAGAGGGGTGTGGTGGATAGTTCTATACATAAACGAAAGATTTAAATAGATGTTCTTACATTAATCAAATTAGGTGATATTAATATGGCAAATGAAGCAGTTATAATTGAATTATTGGGAAACAAAGGTGATCCAGTAAGATATACTGTAGCAGATGGAACTTTTATTCCCAAAGGCAGTTTAATGTATCTTTCTGGTGATAGAACAATAACAATAAGTTCAGCACAAGGACAGATATTCGTTGGAATAGCAGCAACTGAAAAAGTAGCTAATGATGGTTCAACTACATTAGCAGTTTATACTAATGGAATATTTGATTTATTGGATTCAGGTTCAGGAATGACTTTGGGCGATGTTTGTAAACTTGCAGGAGTTAATACTGTTTCAACATCAGATGAAGCTGGAGCTTTAGCAACACATGAACACGTTGGTTTAGTTTTAGAAGAGGCAACAGCAGCGGAAACTGTAGCAGTGAGGATATTGAAATAAAATGGCAGACGTAACAGGAGAAGCAGATTTAAGAGCAGAAGATGTATCAAAAATAGTTACAGGTTTTGCATTACAAGAGTATAAGATGAAACAGCTTTGTATGGTACAATCAAGCAAAGCATGGACTGAAACTTATTACAAAGAAACAGCAGCTGATTTAACAGGTGGAACAGGCTCCGCAGTTGAAGGAGTACCAAGATTAGCAAACTTCCCTTATGGAGAAGTAAGCTGGACTAAAACTCAAGGTAGAAATGTTAAGCATGGAATGGAAGGAGTTATTTCCTATGAAGATGTAAAAACAGGTGCAGTTGATGTTACAGCAAGAACACTTTTAAGAATTGCAAGAGCAGTAGCTAAATCAGTTGATACTGAAATAGCAAGTAAAATATTATCTGAAGCAGGTAATGAACAAGTGGCTAATGCAACATGGGACAATGCAGTAATTGCAGATAGAGACCCAATACAAGATATTCTTGATGGTAAATCTTTAATTGAAATTGATAACTATAATCCAAATAGAAATGGATATTTGTTAGTTCATCCAACAGGTTATTCACAACTATTAGGCAATGCTAATGTTAGAAACGCTGGACAATTTTATTCTGATTCAGTAACTAGAAATGGTGTTGTAGGTAAATTACTAGGATTAACAGTTATTAGTTCTAACTCAGTTACAGATGGTGGAGCACAAATTGTTGTAGCTAAAGAAGCGGCAACATGGAAATCAGTTGTAGGATTAACAGTTAAAACTATCTATGATCCAGGTATTAAATACACAATAAGAGCATTTGAAGTTGGTCAAATACAAATAACTAACCCAGATGCAATCTGTAAAATTACAGGTATATAAAATGTCTTATAAAAATAGAAAATTTATGTATGATAAATGTGTTGCAGAAGGTAGAACTGAATTTATGTCTGAAAAACTAAAAGATGAATTCAAAAACAAACCAAAGGACATTAAACCAATTAAAGAAACTAAAAAGATATATACAGATAAAGAACTCTTTGATATGGTTA